AATACGTACAAGTAAGATTCGAAGTAAAAGACAATGACGTAAATGCTATTCCACTTGATAAAAAAATTGAGAGAGATATAAATATCAATGCGGTTGCCCAACCTTTTAATGATGATTTCAAAAAACAAATTATCAATAAAAATAAACCTAAAATTATCTTAGAAGAAGATAACGAAAATGACCGAAAAGGTCGTAATCGTTTTGGTAGATAATATGGTTACATTAGACGATTTACAAGAGAAATTACAAACTAAGTTGGAAAGTCGCGGTTTTGATAATATCGAAGATGAAGATATTACTGATGAAATACAAAGAGCAATAAAACAAATAAATCGTTGTAGACATTTCGATCCAACAGAAGAAATTTTAGTTGATCCTAAATATGAAGATATGATTATACCACTAGCCTTAACTGCTTTTGCTAAAATAGGTGCAGAAGGACAAACTGCTCATAAGGAAAATGGTGTTGATAGAACATACACATCTGGTGGAGATTATCCTGCTGATATGTTAGAAGAAATCATACCATTAATAAAATAATGAGAAATTTGAAAAGAAATAAGCGCAGATTATATTTATGTCAAAAGTATCGTGATGGTAATTTAGATAAATATAAAAAGCCGATAGAAATATATGAAAATTTTGTACCTACTAATAGTGATGGTGATTTAATATCATTAGGTATGGAATATCCTATGTATTTAAGAATCAAAACAAGTAGTAAAGAAGTCGATTTGTTTCATCCAAAAGATAGGTTATACGTGTATAAAAATAAACCTACTACACATGATGAATTATGTGAAAATGCTGATTACGAGGTTTACAAAGAACCATTGTTATTCATAAACGAATTAGAAGTAATGTTAAAAAGATTAAGTGATGACAATGAATAAAGTTAAAAAAGTAAATCTTGATGTCAATGAATTAAGTTCATTAATAAAGAGTTTACGAACATTATCAACAGACTTAAATGATTTACCTAAAAAAATAACTAAAGAAATAGCAGATATAGGTCAAGATTTTTTAGAAGATCAATATGCTAATACTAGAACCGATCATACTATTGACATAGATACTATTTCAACAGAAGTTGTTGAAAAAAATAATGGTTATCGAATAGTAGCAAGTGGTGAGGAATTATTGTATGCTGAATTTGGTACAGGTGAAGAGGGTTTAGATAACCCACATCCACGTAAACAAGAGTTTAGTTTAAATCCATATAATAGTGGTCCTACAATAAGACTTAATCAAGCTACTGGTAGACATTATTGGATCTATAACGGTACATATAGTGAAGGTAATCCTAGTGGAAAGCAAATGTTTAACACTAGTAAATATTTAAAAGATAATGTTGTAAAAAAAGTTATGAAAGAAAAGGTAGGTGAGGTTTTATCGAAAGTTTGAATGAACAAATTAAAAACGATTTAATCTCATTTTTTTCAAATGAGGAAGAATACAAAAACATAACAATTAAAGATAAATATGAAAAGTATCCTGAAATAAGTTATCCAATGATAACTATAGAAGAATTGGTTAATGAAGAAGTTAATCAATACACTGATGATAGTGGAGAAAACATAAGTTATTTAGCATATCAATTTGAAGTAAGTGCTAAACAAAGTTCCACTAGAACAGCAAGAGAAAATGTAAAAATAATAAGAGATAAAATAGATTCTCTTATGAAAAACGACACTTATAGGTGTTTAAGAAGAATTACAAGTTCTCCAATTACACCTATGAAAAGTGATAATAACATTATGGTTGGTTATTTAAGATATGACTGCCATGTAGATATAAAAAGAAATATTATATATAGGAGGTATTAAATATGGCTATTGATTTATCTACTGCTGGAGTACAATTATGGTATGCAGTTGAAGAAACTGCTGGTACAAGACCTACTACTGGATATACAAGAATATATGGAATTAAGTCAACACCAAGTTTAAATGCTGCACCAGATACTCTTGAAACAACAACATTAGATGAACTAGAATACAAGACTTACATAGATGGTCTTAAAGATTTAGGGGGTGCATTAGAATTTACATTTAACTTAACAGAAGAGTTAATAACTGCTTGGGATGCACTAATGACTGCTTATGAAACTGCAAAAGCTGCTGGAAAAGCTACTTGGTTTACAATAGTTGTTCCCGGTTTAACAGAATCATTCTACTTTAAAGGAAACCCAAGTAATATGGGATTACCTGAAACAGCAGTAAACTCTGTGCTTGAAATTACAAACTATATCACACCAACAAATGCACCAGAGAAATACGCAAAACCACAATAATAATTAATTTGAGTAAAGGAGTGTAGAAAATGAATACAACAATAAATCTAACATATAAAGGTGATAAATATACTTTAGAGTATGATAGAAGTACTATAAAGGTATTGGAAAATGCTGGTTTCGTTTTAGAGGAGTTCTTACGTAAACCAATGAATAATATTGAATTAGTTTTTAGTGGCGCTTTTCTAAAGAATCATAGAAATTTACCACAAACTACTATTGATACTATCTTTGATAAAGTCAAAGACAAGAGTGGTTTGTTACAAGCGTTACAAAAAATGATTCAAGAAAGTTACGATTCCCTTTTAGATGAGCCAGAAGATGGTGATGAGGGAAACGCAACTTGGGAAGTAATAGACTTATCACCAAAGAAAACTCAAAACAAGTAGAGGGTACTTCCCTAACTAAACTTTTTGAGGAATTATGCCCTATCTTCATGTCTTATGGTATGAGTTATGATGAATATTGGCATGGCTCTCCTTATCGTGCTAAATTCTATTTAGAGGCACATAAACTAAAAGTTAGACAAAAAGACGAAGAGATGTGGATGCAAGGCATGTATATATACGAGGCATTATGTGATGTATCTCCTATATTACATGCCTTTTCTAAAAAAGGAACAAAACCTCTACCATATTCAAATAAGCCATATCTTTCTAATACACGAGAATTGCAACTAAAACAAGATAAAGAACAAGAAAAGAAAAACGCCGAATTGGTTGCTAGAGTGTATTTTGAAAATTGGGCTAGAAATACAAAAAAACATTTTGATAAAAAATAGGAGGTGAGATATTGAATACCTCTATGGATAGTTTATCAATAGAAATACAGAGTGTTGCGAGAGATTCAAGCAAAGCTGTAGACACATTGATAGCTAAACTAGATCAATTAAGAACAAGTTTACAAAACGTTATAAAAGAATCAAATAGTTTTTCACAATTAAAAAATAATTTAGAAGTTGCTAGTAAAACAGCAACTGCCAGATCTTCAAGTGCCAATAAAGGTTTTATAAGCGCACAGGCTGCGGCAACAGATGTAGGTGCTATAGGTGATTTAGGAGATTCAAGTTATGCTAAATTACAAAGTACAATAACACGTACTAATAGTGAAACACAAAGATTCATTTTAAACAATAATAATGTATTAACTATCACAAAACGTACTAAAAATGGTGTAGATGATTATACAGCATCTATGAGAAAACTGGGAGAAGAATCTAATAATACATCATCTAAACTAGGTTCGTTAAAAAATAGTTTCCTAAAAACAAGCGCTACAATAACAGCTGGTGTTCTTGTAATTAAAAAATTGGCTAATACCATGTCTACTTATGTAAGAGAGGCTGCTAATTATGAAGAAGCAATGAACTTGTTTATGGTAACAATGGGAGATAATGCTGAAAATGCCTCTAAATGGGTAGAAAAATTTAGTAATGCTCTATATCTTGATCCTGCTAGTGTCATGCAATATATGGGTTCTTTCAATGCTTTGACAAAAGGTTTAGGTGTTGGTGCAGATAAGGCATACATAATGAGCCAAAATTTAACACAATTAACATACGACCTAGCAAGTTTTAAGAACTTAGATTTCGATACAGCATTTAGAAAATTACAAAGTGCTATTTCTGGAGAAATAGAGCCTCTACGTAATGTTGGTGTTGCTTTAAGTCAAGCTACATTACAAGAGTTGGCATACTCATTGGGAATTGAACAAAACGTTGCTGAAATGAGTGAAGCACAAAAAGCACAATTAAGATATATCCAGATAATGAGATCTACTACAGAGTGGCAAACAGATATGGGTAGAACATTGGTAACACCTGCAAATGCTTTGAGAATATTAAAACAACAATTCACGTTGTTAGCGAGGGCAATAGGAAGTGTTTTCATACCTATTCTAATGAGTGCTGTACCTTATATTATGGTTATAACACAAGCTCTAACTAAACTCGCTCAACGATTAGCAGATTTGTTGGGCTATAAGATACAAGATGTAGATTATTCAAGAATATCTACAGGTCTTAGTGGCATATCTGATGGAATAGAAGATATAGGTGATGAGGCTGGTAAAGCTGCTAAAAAATTAAATACTATGTTAGCACCTTTTGATGAACTAAATGTAGTTCAAAACAAAGTAGAATCTACTAAAAAAGGTCTAGGTGATGATTCTCTAGGTGGAGATTTAGGAATACCTCTACCAGAATATGATGCTTTGGCGAACTTAAATGACAAGTTTGCGAAGAACATGGATAAAGCAAGAGAAAAACTAAAAGGTATATTAGCGATAGTTGGTAGCATAGGTGGTGCTTTTGCTACATGGAAAATATCAAAAAAATTATTAGAAGGCTTAGGTGCTATAGAGAAATTAACACCAAAGAATTTATCATTTTCTGTATCAATAATAGGTATTGCTAATTTCTTATCAGATATTAACGAACTTAGAAAATGGTTAGACGACATACTAGATAATGGACCAACATTTAGAAATGTTACAGGTATTCTTTCTGAATTTGCTGGTGGTATAGGTGATGTTTTCACAATATTAGGAAGAACAAAACTAGGTGGTTCTCTAAAAGTAATACAAGGTATTGGAGAAATAACTTCTGCTATATCTGATATAGCGAAAAATGGTATAAATTGGGACAACGCAAATGATGCTATTAGAGGTCTAACAAACATTGCTATTGGTGTTGGTTTATTCACAGGAAAATTAAGATTTGTTGGTGCTGTAACTGCTATACAAGGTTTCACATCTATCATAGAAGAATTACACAAAAACTGGGATGCTATTAAAAAAGGCGACTGGAGTGGTGTTGATAAAGCAACATTAATGATAGGTGCTGTACAAGTACTTGGTGGTGTACTAGTAGCATTTGATACATTTAATAAGATAAAGAAAACTACAGATATAAAAGACACTGCTACTAATATGAGTGAGTTATCAACGGCAACTAGTAAGACGACAAGTTCATTAAAAGACCTTGCTAAGAACTTAGGTTTTGGTATATTAATTATAGGTGAAATAGCAGTCGCTGCTGGACTTTTCGTAGGTGCTATATGGGTGTTAGGAAAAGAACTAGAACAAGTAGGTATCGCATGGGATCCTGTATTAAAAAATGGTCCTACTATAGCAAAAGCAATAGGTTTAGGAACAGGATTATTAGTTGCAATAGGTCTTGCTACTGCATTATTAGGTAAAGCAACTACTTCTACTGGTGGTTCATTACCACTTTCAATAGCATTAGGAACTGCTATATTAATTGAATTAGGTGTTGCTACAGCATTGTTTATAGCAGAAGTATGGGCGATAGGTAAAGGTTTAGACCAAATAAGAATCGCATGGCAACCTGTTTTAGATAATGGAGAAACTGTTAGGTCTGGTATAGCAATAGGAACATCAATATTAATTGCTATAGGTGTCGCTACCGCTGCGTTAGGTGCTGCTACAGTTGCATCTGCTGGTACATTACCTATTGCGATAGGTTTAGGAACTGCTATGTTAGTAGAGTTAGGTGCAGCAACTGAAAAGTTTATTGATAGTATTTCTAAAATAGCAAAACAACTTAACGATCAATTAACACCACAATTAGCTAGAATTAATGAAAACTCTAATACAGTAACAAGAGGGTTAGAAAATTATACTGACTTTTTAAAGAGATTCGCTACAATTATATATAACACTACAAAGGTAAATGTATTAGCATCTTTCTCATCATTTGTTACAACACTAATAGGTTGGTTTTCTAAGAATCCTATTGAGAAACTTGCAAAAGACGTAAACAAAACATATAGCCAAAGTAGAGATTTAAACTATAAATTATCACAAGCTAACCCAGAACTTCAAACAGTCATAAGTTTACTATCTGATTATCTAAAACTTATTAAAAGATTAGATTCACTAACATCTGGTAATAAAATATCAAATATTTCTGGAAATATATTTGTAAACATGAAGGATGCTGGTAAACAATTAGTAAATGGTTTTGTAGATGGTATGAACTCGAGAAGAGGTAGTTTGGATGGTGCGGTTAATAATATATATAACGCGTTCAATAATAGCAGAGCTACCCAAATAGGTAGAAGTTTTGGTCAAAGCATTGCTAATGGTATCAATGCTGGTATAAAAAGTAATATAAGTTCGACAATTAAGTTGTCAGATAAATCT